ATTGCCATTATTGTATCTCGTTAAATTGATTTTCTATTGTTGCGGTGAAGTCTTTCTGATATGCTGCGACCACCTTCGATTCGTATTCGTCCCAAATGTTTTCCATTGCGTAGTCGAACGCTTTCCACCCCTTGATTCCGTCGCGACCTATCTTTCGAGCAATTAAGAAAGCCACTTGTCTTTTAAGTGCTTCCGTTGGCTTCTTAAACTTACCGCTTTCTTTGTCGCGTAACTTGATAGGCTTTACTCGCATCCAGTCTAAAATTGCGCTAACAGGTGGCGGTGTTGCTCCTGCTCTGCGTCCGTTCTCACGCGCTAAAAAATACTGCGACGCTTTACCCTTCGCATAGACCGAAACATTGATGTTTTGACCTTTGATTTGTAACCTGTACTTCAAAGATTTTTCGAGCGTACCACTTGCAATCGCGTTGGTGAAGTTGCGTCCGACTTTTCGTTTCATACGATAATCGGACTGCATCAATTCGACAAAGCGTTTAGCCATATCGTTCACGACAGCGAAGAAGTTTGGTGCGCTCGATTCGTTAGCCATTTTCGTCTGGAACTTCTTCTGTTACTATTGTATAATTACCCCACTCAATAGCTTCTTGTAAGTTGAGCGTTTCAATGTAACCGTTCTCGGTAATCATTCGGTACTTTGTTATTGTCATGTGCGAGGTGTTGTTAAGATGTTTTCGTAACCTATGTAATCGCAGAATAATGTTCTCGCTGTTGTGCCTATTGTTTTTGCTATTCCTTGTTTCATGATAATATATCTCGAATTTGAAAACAAAGGAATGTTTGTTGTGTGCGTTGCGAGTAAAGTTCCATTCAAATAAAAACCTACTGAAGTACCCGCTGCATTAATCTCAATTCTCAATTTATGCCACGCTCCTGCCGTTACAGGAGTTGTTGTTGTTGTAAGTGTACGAACACTATTTGCAACCGTTACACATTGCCAATTCGGACTAGCAGCCGTTCCGTTTAAAGTTCCGCCTTCATCGTATGTCAAAAAAACCCCGTCAGCTTCTACCGCATTGACATTACCACCTATTGAACCAAAGCCGTGAATAGTTCTGTATCTATCCGTAGCGCTACTTAATACACTTATATTTATTGATGTTTCAAAATTCCAACTACCACCACCTAAAGAAAGTTGTACGGTTGAGTTATTTATATGATAAGCATAATTAGTAGCTACCGCTGCCGTTGTGTAAAAAACAACGCCTTGTTGATTAATCGTGCGTTGAGGAATTGAACCACCAGCAATATGGCTAATGTTACCACCACTTAATGAAGATTGAATACCGTCTAAAGTTGCAACTGGTCCGATAAAATCAAAGAAATAAGACAGCATCCTTTTTCCCTTATCAATCATAGACTGAGTATTAACAGCATCAACCGTAGGAAATTTAACTCCTGTGCCGTCTACTGCTAAAGAGTTCTGTTTGTTAGCTGAATTTTCTTTGAGGTTTAACGCTGTTTGAGTTGCCGTTGAGATAGGCTTGTTTAGGTCGCTCGTGTTGTCTACATTTCCAAGACCTACAAAAGTTTTGTCAATCGTCTCATTCTTCCAAAGTGAAGAAGCGCTTTCGTAAACGAGTGCTTGATTGTCGGTTGGTGAAGTGATAGCCACGTTGTGAAGTTCGTCCAACTCGTAGCCGTTGTCAACCTTAACGAAAATCTTTCCATTATTCGCGTGAGCGTACACCACATAACCAATTATAATGGTATGCGTTGGTGCTGAAGGCTTCACGTTTGTAATGCGTCCCGAAGTCGTACCACTTAAATAAAGAATGTCTCCGTCAACCCACGTTTCACCTTGAAGGCTTCCTGTCGTGTTTATGTTTTTTACTTCACCGCTTGTGGTTACAAATCCTTCTTGATTGTTGTTTATCGTTTCGGTAACAAGACCTATTGTGGTCGCTGAGTCTGCGTCTGTATCCGCAAGTGCTAACACGACAGCAAGTCTTTGACCTTGAGCGCCACCCTCGGCAACAAGGCGAACGCGCACCGCTTGATAATTTGCTTCGAGTAAGTTAGAACCCGACTTATTGACTACACGAATAACGCTTTCTTGACCTACTTGTAAAGTCACATTGCCACCCTTCAATCCTACGTCAACCGTTCCGTCTGTGTCGTTCCAACGCATAACAGCAACACCTGCGCTTCCTGTTGGTGTTTGGTCGAACTCTACTTGTCCTGCCTTCAATTCGTATTCGCCTAAGTCAACGTCCCCTGTCGCGCCTGTGTAAGGTACTTTGTTAGTCTCCAAAGAAGAAACATCGCCTTGTAAATCTGTTACGTCTGTCTGCAATAAATCAATAGCGGCTTCAATGTCTATTATCGTTTGACACGTTCCAATTGTCGCGCACGTTAAACCTACTTCGTCTGTCAACAAGTACCAACCGCGCACCCCTTCGTCGTTTGTTCCGTAGTAGTAATTTGGCGAAGGTTCTGCTTCGTCGTTAACTAACGAAACATTTCCGTTCTGGTCGCGTGTGATTGAATCGATGAACGTCAAAATTGATCCTGTGCCACCTGTTGAAGATTCAAAGAAGTCATTCCACTCCGCAGGAATAGAACACGCGTCCCAATAATATGGAACAAGCAAATCTAAACTTACCGTCCAACCTGTTAACGTATTGTGAAACTCTTCTAAGAAAGGTTCGAGCGTTACGTTTTGAACTGTGATTAAGTCACCGAACAGAACGCGGTGGTTGGTAATCTCGGCAACCAAGTCTTCAGCAATCCGTTGAAGGTCGCTTAATACTTCGCGTTGGTATTCACTCTTTTCTTCTTTGTCGCGCGGCATATCTGCAAGGACAATCTGAAAAGAGAACGTCTTCATACCTTTCGCGTAAGTAACGTTAGACGGAACTACGTGCATAAATGGATATTCACCAAACTTTTCAAGGTCTGACACCTCAATCTGTCCGTGAGAGAATCTCTTTAATATAAAGTGTCCAGACGCAAATGCGTGGAATCTATCGATGAGCGCGTTGTAGCTTTGTACGTTCGACATAATTGTAGTCTATTAGGTAAGTCATATATGTAAATATCTCCCACGCGCTTTTTTCCGTAATTGCGTCCAACTTTGTTATGTCGCGCCCACAGGCTTCCATAAACAAGTGATACCAACCATAGCGTCCAAGCACTTGGTTTAAGTTGTCTCTGTCTTCAATTGCTCCGTCAGTTCCTGCGTCAACTTCTTCACCTCGTTCTCCAAATAGTCGAGCGAAGTGTTGCTTAGTTCGTTGAGCAAAGTCGAAAAAAAAAGCATCGCACCGTTGAATTGTTCGAGCGTCATTTGTTCGACGTAGCCTTCAACAAGTTCTCTATTTTGTTTGCTGTGTGGAACGATCGTGTACTTTGTTCCCACGCGTTTGTCTATTGGTCTGTAAAGCGTTCCCATGATTTTCACCATGTTCGCGCTGACGTCGGAAGCCCACGTTGAGATATCAGCGTACTCACCCATTGAGATTGAGTAAAGGTCTGGAATGAAACCGAAGTCTTTGTCCTTAATCGTAATCGTTTCAAAGAACTTTGCTGATTCATTCAATAGTGTTCCTTCAAACGCTGCGAGTAAGGTAGGCAAGTGTTGGAAGGGAATCTGTTCCGCTTGTTCTTTCAGTAGGTTACTAATACTAACCAACTTGTCTATGTCGCTCTTTGCGTTGTGATAGTCAACGTATTGCTTGACGCTTACGCTTGAATAGTCAGCAGGTATTGATACTTTTATACTCATTTATTCGTATTTATTCGATTAAGATCCGCAATAAAGACACCCTTCGTCATCGTCGTCGATTGTGTTCGCTTCGTTGTATATTCTGATTGCTTCCATTTCAACCTGTTCCTTCGTCCATTCTGGGTGGAACGCTGATATTTGAGATTTAAGAAAGTTCAATTTGTTGTCGCTCATTTGTTCTCTTTATATGTGTTAATACAAACCGCGTAACGTTGCGTTGAATCTGTGTATTCAGCAACCATTGTTTCGTCGCTCATACAACGAACAATAAATTCGTCTTTTGGTTCTGTGGGTGTTGGTATTGGTATAGGCATATTTACAATTTGTCGTTTATGATTATTTGAATTGGAGCGTCGTTCACACCTGCAATTTCACTTCGCTCAACGTACCCTCGTTTCTTTCCGCGCGTCTTCAAATAGAAAATCGTTGCGCTTGTGTTGGGCGCGTCTTGAATGCGGATTACTTCACCGTCTGGTGTTGACACCTCGCGGTGCGCTCCCTTAATCAATTCGAACAACTGACTTTCTGCGAAGTCAACAGCAAGGTCGGTCAATGATTCAACCTGCACGCGATACGCTTCGTCCTCATTCATCCAACGGTAGTGTGTGCGTCTATCTATTCCAACAACTTCACACGCTGACGTTACCACTCCCAAAGTACTTTCCAATGCCTTTAGCATAGCGTTCTTTTTTAGTGTAGCGTTTTGCGACTTTACTTTGCTTTCTTCCTTGCTCATAATTTATAAATATAAGAACTACCCTAATTTTCCTTTGTAGTGGTTAATAAGTTGTTCCATTTTCGAATCGTAGTATTTCGAGAACGTCTTGAACCCGTCGTTGTCTTGTTCGAACAGTCTGAATAGAACACCACGCAAACGTTGTGAAGGCTTCTTTAACGTATCTTCAAGTTCAGACTTTAATGATTCTACTGCGTCCAGTTCTTCGCGTTTGAAGTCTTCATCTTTGAAGGCAAGATAACCAAACTGATTAGCTA